GACTACTTTATCACAATGTTCGCAACAATCGTGCCCATCACAAAACGCTTTCTTATAGCCATAAACTTTATAGCCTTGGTGTCTTAACTCATCAAGTCGTTGTCTCGTTAACATGCTGTGCCTCCTTTAGCGCTTCCTCGGCTTCTTCGCGGGTGAGAAAGACGGTTTTGTCACCTCCGCGCCGTTAATGTTGCAAATGTTTTGTAAGTGGTTCATTCGCTCACCGCCTTTTCAGCAAGGGCTTTCTGTATGCGCTCGTTTGCTATGTCACAATAGTGCTTGTCCAGTTCAAACCCGATGTAGTTTCGGTTCGTATTGATACAGGCGATTGCGGTTGTACCACTACCAAGGAAGGGGTCAAGCACTATGTCGCCTTCATCAGAAAACTTTTCAATCAATCTTTCAATAAGTTCAGTTGGCTTTTGTGTCGGATGCTGCATTTTATTTGGATTAATCTTTGTTACTTCCCAAACAGAACCATCCCTTTTGCCTCTGATGGGGCATTTGCCTTTGTGACAAATAATTGCAATTTCATAGTCTGTCAGCAGACTATGCTTCAAATCACCCATACCGCCACCACGCTTATACCAAATTATAGTATTGCGAATTGTAAATAGTTTTTCAAGTTGCTTGTAATCATCTGCAAAGTTCTTCCATGAAGCAAACACGATGCAACAGGCGTTTTCTTTCAACACTCTGAACAATTCCAAATACGATATGAAACGGATGTCATTATCATCGTTAACCAGAACATCGAATTTTTCAGACTTAGTTCGCATATTGGATTGATATTTTATCCCATATGGCGGGTCAGTCACCACCAAATCAATACTTGCATCAGGTATCCTTTTCATCCCCTCCAAGCAATCCTCGTTGTAAATCTTGTTTAGTTCAATCATTCGTCATATTCCTTTCTCTACAAAGTAGCAGCCGTTCTGTCATCTCCGGCGTCGCATATATACCCTGCCGACGAATAGCGGGTATAACCTCGTGCGTTATCCACCGCTTGAAAGCTTTCGCTTCCGGCTTGCGGCTGGTAAGTACCAACGCATAAAGTCCGGGTTCGGAGATAAATGAAAGGCTTGATTTACCGGTCGCCGCACTATCATTAGTAATGAGGACTGTTAAATCGTTCATGGGGTTCTCCTTTCGTGTCGTGTTGGTAGAATATCAGGGGACTTTTTCAGTAAAAAAAATATCGTCAACGCATTCTATGTTGAGTATTTTTTTCAACGCTCTGATTTCGCTTAACTTGAATTCGGTTTTGCCATTCAGACGTTTGTTAAAACTTGGAAATGACATTCCCAGCATTTTCGATACGTCCGCTTGGGTGTAACCGTTGGCGACTATTGCGCCTTTTAGCCTTTTTAAGTCGTTCATATGCTCTCCTTTCGGTAGAATTTAATGGGACTATTTGTATTATACCACCTCATAAGTAGAATGTCAAGGGCTTTATAGAAGTTTACAAAATCTTAATATTTTATATCTTTGACAACATAATGGCGCTATGGTAAAATGATATCAGTATATTAAAGGGGGACTGATAAAATGGAAACAGGCGAATTAATCAGAATGTATAGAACCCGCCGCGGAATGACACAACAGGAGCTTGCGGAAAAAGTTGGATATAAGCATAAAACAGCTATTTCTAAAATCGAAATGGGCGAGGTTGACCTTCCGCAATCAAAGATTCAACAGTTCGCCGACATATTTGGAATACGCCCTTCCGTTCTTATTGAAGGTGAAATAACAAACAATCAAAAGAAAAAAGGCGCTCGAACTTGAACGCCTTGTTTGTGGTATAATATCATTAAAGACTTCCGCGCACTTCTTTTATTTGAGTGTCGTGTAATAGGGATAGATAACACTTATAAACAGTGACCCCGCGGGAGGCTTTCCTGTCAGTCGTAATTATCCCTTGCGGCTGACTGCTTGCAATTAATTGCGGTGTGCGTTTGCGGATGCACGCTTGCGGAGAGTAGAGAAATCTGCTCTCCGTTTTCTTTTTTTACGGTCTCGGCAACACAATACCTGAAAACGGTTTCTTTTCTTCCGTCGTCTCGCCCTCGTCCTCGGCTTTCGCCGCGTCCTTGAGCGCCTGCATTGCGTCATACACCTTTTTACCGGCAGCAGCGCTGTAAGGGTTGTTCTTGCCGTCCTTGCCGTTTGTGTAGACTTGCCAGAGTACGGCTTTTTGTTCGTTGGTAAGCTTCAACTTGCTGTCTCCAGGACGGCTCAATACAAGCCTGTTGCCGCCGCCCAGCGAATCAAGCGCCGCCTGCACTTCGGACTGCTTCATACTGCCGTTGCCGTCAGCGTCAAACGCCGGTAACAAGTCAAGGAATTTAAGGTAATCGGTCGGAGCAACCCCGTAATCGTTGCTGATTTTGAAGCGGTAATACTCGGTGTCGTAGCTGTGCGCCCGAATCGCCCTTAACTGCTCGTCGACAGTCAGTCCCTCTGATACAATGACATCCCATTTCTGCCGGTTTCTGACTGTTTCTTCGCCCGGCAGCGGTTCTAATGCGTTCAGCCGTTCAGTCAGACTTCGCGACTGATCCGCCGTCAATCCCGCATCGTACAGCTTGTCATAACTTCCGGCGGTTGCAGGCGCCATGTTGAAGTAAACAAGGTTGTCCTTTATAACCGCCTTTTGGTTGTCGCTGTACTCCTGCCGGTTGAGCCAGTCGGAGAACTCCTGCGCTTTGACACTCGGCTTTTCTTCGGAGCGGTATATATTGTTGTATTGTGCGTATGACTTGAAGAAGTCGTCAAGCGAGAGACCGGCAGACTTGAAAGCCGCCATCTCGTCAGCTCTGCTGTCAGATATCTTTACTTCAAATATCCGCTTCTTTGCGTCATCGGATATACGGCTGTTTTGAATCGCCGTAATTTTCGCCGGAGTATCTGCGGCAATCCTGACATTCATCAGCGCATCAGCGAGAGACCCGGCGTCAACCTTGCCTTTGAACTCATCCATCAACGCCCTGTCTTTGTCATCCTTGCCGGTCAGCAGCTCACGGTAAATAGCAGCTCTTGAATCGCCGTCAAGACCGGAAGACAGCAGCCGCTGAATCTTGTATGCCGTCTTATCTTCCGCCCGAATAGCGGTCAGCGTATCATACAGTATTCCCATATCAGTTTGACCGTTCAGCTTGTCAATAAGCGCCTGCTCATTGCCGCCGTCCTGAATAATATTATTGCGGTATATAATTATCTTAGTCGTTGAATCAAGCGACGATTCATTCAGAGCACTAATCTTTTCTTCAATGTTGCCGGCTTTCGATACAGCTTCCATCGCGTCGAGCGCCGACAGCGCCGCGTTGTAGCCGTTAAGGTCAACTATCGACTTATACGACGCCGTTTCTTTTGCCGACAAAGTGTTGAAGTCGCTGTCTACCCACTTCCGAGCAGCGCCGAGTGAAGACTTGCCGAGCGTCAGCGCCTTTAGCCATTGCAGCGGGCTGCTGCGGTCAACCGGATATTGCAGTACCTTGTCGCCTTTGCTGTTTATCTTGTATGAGCCGCCGGAAAGCATCGTTGCCGCGCCCTGAATGGTTTTTCGCATCTGGCCTGCGCCGATACCGAAAGGAACCGCCAGCGGGAGTATCAAAGCCGACTTGCTCAATTCTTCGAGAGTAACCTCGGCTTTTTCAGCAGCGCTGAACTTATCGCTGTTCTTGCCGAACAATGCGCCGCCTATTCTCACAAAGTTAGGCACGGCTGCAGCTATCGGTATTCTTCCGCCGCTGATGTTGTTGTCTACTCCTGCCGCGTCAAGCGCTATTTGAATAGCCGATTGATACGGGAGCTGACTTATTAAGCCCTCTATGAAAGTCTTCGCAACGCCTAACCCGCTTTGCTTTTTCGTTTTGAACTGCTTGCTGTCAAAACCGGAGAGAACATAATCGCCGATGTTCGGAAGCTTGTAACCGGTTATTGCGCCGGTTGTGTCGTTGATAATAGATATAGGCTCCTGCGCCGGTTTGCGTCCTGTCAACATCTCAAGCGCTTGATTTAACATCCAGCTCCAGAAGATAAAAGCCATAAAACCGAGGATTGTTTTATCACGCTCCTTGTTGTAATACTTTATATCTTTGAGGAAGAAGTCAACGGTGTTTGCCACTTCAAGCTGAAATTTGTTTATCGTCCGCGATAAGATGTTCTGCGCGCCAAACCATGTGGGCAACTGTCCTTTTGAACGGTCAGCCATGACAGAGCCTGCCTGCATATCCGCCATCCGCAAAGCCGCTTCTTCGCCCATCCCCTGCTGAATGTTGTGCATATAGCAAGCTCTGACAACTACCTCGGCAGCGAATGAATCACAAGCCGTGAACAGAAAACCGCCGACATCATGAATATGGTCGTATCTGTCCTTGTGAATCGGCTCCATGCTCTTTCTTGTCTTGAGGAAGTCTGACGCAGTCCAGATTTCGTCCCGCTCGTTGCCGAACAGGTTTCTTGTCTGTTGCTCCATTGTCTTAGCAAGCGCGCGAGCCGTGTTCTGCGTTCCGGCAATAGCCGTAACCTGCGCTATCGGGATAAGGTTAGTAGGCGCAGACGCAATGTTTCCAGCGACAAGTCCTATGCCTATCGCTTGATCGAGCGCTTGAGCCACCTTATACATCTTGTTTCTTCCGAACTCTTCAAACGGTCGGTCAAACAATGATTTTTTGCCTGCAAGCTGGTTTGTGTATTCATGCAGCCAACGGACGAAGTTGTTCATTGCAAAGGCGTCATTTCGTTCAAGTTCGGCTATCCGATCCGCCTTTTCGTTAATATCTATGCTGTCATTGTTCCAGATTTCGTCAAACCGCTTTTGATACGCCTCGTCGCTTGTTTCAAACCGTAGTTTCCGCTCCAACGCCCTGAGCTTCTGAATATGTTCGGTAAGGAAGATAACATTACCTGCGTTTGTTAAGTATCGATCAAGCGTTTCGAGCGGGTTCATTTCTTTGGAGAAATAAGTGTGCCGCTTAAGCTTGTTCCCGAACCATGTAACGCCCGGAGTAAACGAGTGTGTAAGTCCTGCAATCTGCGACGGTAATTCGTTATCCTGAACGCGAATACCAAGCCGCCTGCCTATCCTGTTCAGCATTGAGCTGTTGTCGGTGAAGTCAACCGGAGTGTATCTGTCGATAATGCCCATCGGAGCATAGCCGTTTGAAACATATGTTTTGTTGAGGTCAACGGCTATTTCTTTGTACATATCAACAAGAGCGTCAAGCTTTTTCTTCGCAATACCCGCCCTGTCGGTTAACTCGTCGCCGTACTGCCATGTACCCTCGTCAGAGCCTTCGTAAAGAGTCTCGTTCCAATCGTTGACAAGGTTCTCCATTTCGCGGGTTAAATCGTTGTAGCTTCTGCCGTCGATTTTTACATCGTCTTCAATGCCAAAGTCAGCTTTGGCGGCATCCAACATCTCCTTTGCTTTCTTAACCTCAGCTTCCGCCTCGGCTATCGACTGAGCATTGCCCAAACGCCGAGCCGTCTCAAGGTTAAACACCATTTGGTTGTAGTGAAGCTGTGCCGATTCCGCAGTCTTGCTTTGCTTGCCGTACCTTTTGGAAACCTCTTTTTCCGCCTTTGCAATAGCCTGTTCAAGGTCGGAATATCTGACGATAAACTCACCCTCGGACATTTTGTTTCCGGACTTAAGGTCTATCGCTTTGGCGGATATATCAAGCTTTCTCGCCCTGTCGGCGTAGCCGTCACGCCATGTGCGCATGTCGGCGTTAGCTTTTCGCTTCTCCGCTTCAAGCGCTTCAAATTTAGCCGTTGTCTCCGGCGATTCTTTCGTTGCGTCGCGGAAGTTGCGGAGCGCCGTTTGCTTGTGATATGTCATAGCCATCTTATGGTCTTTCCATTTCACAAGGTCTTCAAGGTAACCGTCAGCCTCTGCGTTGTACTCGCCTTGTACGGCTTTTCGCCACTCCTTGGCTGTCCTTGCCAGCTTGTCAAACTCTTTCAATGTTGCGAACACTTGAAGGATTCCCTCTGACTCCTTGCCCAGCTCGTATACATCCATAACGGATATGTCGCCTTTGAACAGCAGAGTTACAAGCGTTGCGTCGTTTTCGTTCAGACGGTTTCTTTTTTCGGTTGCTTTGAATACCTGTTCGGACTTATAAAGGTCATCGTACATCTTAAGCGCTTCATCAACGGAAGTAGGAAGTACGATATCAAGATTAGCCCTGCGTATCTTTGCGTCAAGTTTAGCCTCTTTGCGGGATTCCGCCTTGTCTTTGATATTGTCAATAAGGCGCTGCGTCGATTCCTCGGCTAGCTTCTGTACTTCGTTACGCTTCATCTCGCGATACTGAACCGCCTGATTAACAATAGCGTCCGCTGCTTCTTTGGCTTTGTTGAACCTCTGGTCAGCGTTGGCTTTCGCCGTGCCAAGAACCTTTCCGGCTTTCGTCTCGGCTCTTGCAAGTATCTTTTCTTTTTGCGCCTTTACTTCTGCTTCTGCCTGCTTGTTAATCGTCTGCTTGCCGACTTTTTCAATTATGCCTAACTTCTCGGCTTCTTTTGTGATGGTGTCGGCAAAGTTCGGAGCCTGTCGGTCGATGAAGCGTTTGCCGCCGGTAATGTCAGCGACTGCCGCAGTTCCCGCCCTTCCTGTTTCACCTTCTCCTCGTACTCGTCCTGCATCTGGAGTATTGACCGGCGATACGCCTCTATCGAGAACGCCGCCCCCGGGGAGGGTCGCTCTGCCGCCTCGTCGAGTAATCGTTGGTAAAGAGAGAGTGTTTTCTGTATCGCCCGGTACAAATCCTGTGATGTCTCTGTCTGATTGTCCTTCATAGCGTCCGGTGTCGTCAGTCTCTCTGATTTCTGCGATAAATCGTTCTGCCGCTCGTCTGAATAGTTCGGTTTCTGTAACTTTTCCATTTTCATTTTCTCCAAAAAACGTTATTGCTTCGGGGTCGCCCAGCTCCATTAATGTGTCGCAATAGTATTCAACCAACATTCGTATCCGTTTACCGGAGCGTTTGTTTGCGGCAATAAATCTTGCAACATCTTTTGCGATACCGCCGTATGCGTCGCCTGTCATAGATATCTGTGAAAGCTGCGCCTCGACGGCGTCTTCCGCATTCCAGCCTTCGGGCATATTCTCTATGATTGAAGTGTAAAGCTCAACGCCTGCGACTATCTCATTTATAATCGGCTTATCAAAGAAATAGCCGTCTTCAATTCCGCCGTTTACATATGCAACTTTATTTGCCGCCCATAACAAGCCGTTAGTGACATTCTTCATGTCGTTGTCAAGCGATTCTGAAAGCCGCTGCAACAACGATGTGTCTTTGTAAGCGTAAGCAAATACAGCGTTCTGAATCCTTGTCAAGCCTTCAACCGAAAGATTTCCGTCGGCATTAATCATGCTGTTCTGTTCCGCAGCGGGAACAACGGCGTCCGTAAACATAGCGGTAAACGGCGCGTTACCGGCAGCGGTCAAAGGAAGTTCTGGGTCAAGAGCCGATAGAATATCGGTCGTCAGCTTCTGTGCGTCGTTTTCCGCTCTTTCGGTTGTGCTGTAATTTGAAGTTGAAGATACATTAAGCTGCTTTGACAACTCCGTCCAATCACTCACACCGTCGGCTATACGAACCAATACCGGATTATCGGGCATCTGCGCGGGGTCAATTCCAAATCGCGCCGCATTATCGCGTATGAATTGCTCATAATCAGCAGCCGCTTTTTTACCGTCGTTATATGCGCTGTTAATCGCAATACTGCGCGCATTACCGCCGACAACAACGCCATCGGAGCGGATTATAGGCGCGCCGTTCTGCGCGGTCGGACTGTCGGCAAGCAAGGCGGGATTCAGATTCCCCGCCATCTGCGCTATCTGTATACGGCTGACGCCTCGTTCTCTGTCCCTCGGCTGCAATTCGGCGGGATATGCATCATTAGCATTGCCGAAATTATCATGTGAAGTGATAAGCTGTTCGGCAGGAATAACCGCATAATGGAAGTTGACGCTGTCTTTGCCGTTGATATATGTCGTCCCCTCGTCTCCCATGACAGCGCCGTCAACAACGCGTCCGGTCGGAGATATCGAATACTGCGCATTCCCCGCCCCCATTATATCACCATCGGCGGGTTTTGTAAAGCCGTTAATTTTAGTTGCAACTGCCGCCCTTGCGTTTTTCAATCCGGAATTGTTTTCTGTAGCCGTCTCAACAGTCCAGCTATTACCAACAGGATATTTTTTGTCAAGTTCTTTGCTTATCGAATACTCGGTATCAATGCCGTACTTCTTCTTTGCCGATTCCCAGACTTCCTCGCTTGTCGCGTCGTCGCTCAATTCGTCGTAATAGGCGTCGGTTATTTCCATAGCCTTTTTCGTTTCGGCGTCAGTCTGTGTTGCCCTCGGCAGGGTTATTTTCCCTGTCTCTGCCTGCGCCGTTTGCGCTGTTTCGGCCGTTTTAGTCCCCGGCAATACATTTCTATTGCTCTGCTGCAAAGCGCGGGAATAGAGGTCGAGAGCGCGGTTAAAGAACGCCGCCGTGCGCTGTTCCGGTGTGCCTTTAAGTTTCGTCACCATATCGGACAGCCAGCTCCTTATGCGGCTGACAAGCGAATGGTCGTAATTTTTCATTGCCGTAATGGCGTTCAGGTCGGTGAACAGATGCCGTCCCGCAAACTCCGCGACTATCTCGCCGTCTATGTCAACATTATTCACTCCCGCCTGCTCATACAGATTTGTGAACTCATTGCGAAGCTGTTCATAAGAGCCGGACTTTTTGAAATGATTGAGAACATAGTTACGGTACTTGTCGTATGCGTCCGTGCCTTCCATCGAGTGCGTCATCTCGTGTGCCGCGACAAAGGGTATCGCCTCTTGAGTATCTGCGTTGATATAAAGCGTACCGTCTCGGTAATAGCCGTTGCGGGTGTACCTCGCGCCGTCCTCGCCCACTTCCGACGGCATACTTACAACTTTGATGTTTGCGTTCAGCGCGTCTGAAAGGAATTCAAGCTGTCGCGTGGTATGCTCATTCATTCCGTGCCGAGACGCCGTGTCCCTTAACTGTGAAACACGGCTCTTTGAATCGGTTGTGAGGTTGTTATACCATTCGTTGTAAGCCTCATTATTAAGCGCTGTTGCGGTATTATAAGCAACGGTTTCATCCGCCTGTCTGACAGCCTGCTCAACATCAATAGGCTGTACCTCAATCTCCGGCTGTGCCTGAGCCTGTGCGGTCTGGTTTTGCGTCTTTTGAGCTTCGCCTATATCTACGGTCGGTTGAGCCTGCGCGGCTGTTTCTGCCGCCATCTCTGCCTGTACCTGAGCGGCCGCCGCTTCCGTCTCCCGCTGTATCTGTTCGCTGACCTGCTGCGCGGTCTTCTCCGTTGCGTCTCTGTATGCCTGCGACTGACGGTCTGTAATGGCGTTGATCGCCGAATTTCCCGCAATCGCACCGCCTGACATGACGCCGCCGGATATTGCGCCTGCAACAAACTCTGCGCCGAGTTCTTTTATCTTGTCAAAAACCGCCAGCTTGACGGCTTCCTGTCTGTCCTTGCCGTCAGCCATGTATGCGTTAATTGCTTGCGTCCATTCCGACTGGTCGCCCATAATGATTATATTTCCGACAGAAGAAATAATACCGCTTATCGTTTCCTCTCGCCCTTCGCAATAGACGTTTTGCAGCCAATATTTAAAGTTAGCTTGTCTAAGCAGCTTTCGCGCTTCCTTTCCCGTTGCGCTGCTTGCCGCATCAAGCGCCGCGTCCGCTCCCTCTGACAGCCACCTATCCATAAGAGTGTTTAACTCTACTCTTTCGGTCAAGTATTCAGCGCCGCCGTAAACAATACCAAGAGCGATAGCTTGACTGTCGGTTGCGCCGTTAAGTTTAGCCTCTGTCGCGGAACGCTGAAACACGCCCGACGCCATGGAAACAAGACCGGCATTCTTCGCAATGCCTGCAGGTAACCCCGTACCGGCAAGCGCTTTTGTGCCGAGCGCCCTGACCGTGCTGTCAGCTATGCTCATTCCTGCCGAGTAGAAGAACGCCGCCGCCTTTGCGTAAAAATTACCTTGAGCCGCCGCTTCTTCTTCGCTCATTCCGTCCGCCATCTTGTCAGCAGCGACTTTATCAAATACCGTCTGCTGAATATTAGACGAAACGCCGCCGCGCATTCCTTGCGCCATGCC